GTCGAAGGCGATGCCGGATTCCTCGGCATGGCCTCCCGCCTCAACCCGCTCCAGTTGCAACCGGGCATGGTCCAATACGCCGAAAACATGCGCCTCGACCGAGGCGTGGCTCAGACGCGCAAAGGCGCGAAGCGGCTGGGCGAATCTATAGGCTACATAGGTGAGGCGTTGACCGTTCCTTTCCAGCTCGGCACGGACAAAACAATCTCCTCACTGACTCGCGGCGGCAGCGGAAACCTCACGGCTACGGCCAGTCTCGCCGCGCATGGCTACGCCACGGGCGACCGCATCAACATTCGCGGAGCCTCGCTCTCGCAATACAACGGCGACTTCTACATCACGGTCACCGACGCAAATGCCTTCACCTACACGATGGCTGCCGACCCCGGCGCAAACGCCACCGGCACGCTTGTGGCCAACAAGGGGCCTATTGTTCAAACGACCTACACCGGCGGCATCATCGGCGCTGGCATTTACTCCTCGCCGCGCCTGGATAATTCCAACGAATACATCGTCCTTGCCGGGCCAAACTCTGTTTACCTCTGGCGCGACGGCGCGAATCTCCAGACGATCCAGCTTCCCAATACCGACACGCTGGTTGCTGGCGATGACATCGAGATCATCCAAGCCTTCGACAAACTCTACCTGCTGCGCACCCGCGAGGAGTCGCTGATCCGCCTCCAGACGCTCACGCAGTCCAGCGGCACGGCCACGGCCACCACGCTGGGCACGCACCCCTACCAGACCGGAGAGGTGGTGCGCATCAGCGGGGCAGGGGAGGCGGGATACTTGGCCGACTTCACGGTGACGCGGATTTCTTCTACGCAGTTTTCGTTTTCTGTTCCCCCCGCCACGGCGCCTTCTGCCAGCGGCACGATTATTTCCCAGCGTGTGCAACCTGCCTTGGTGTGGGACGGCATTCTGGCAAATGGTTTCGCCCGCGTTGCACAGGGCTCGCATCCGCTGGGCGTGACCTACTCGCGCCTGCCCAGCACCAGCACGGCGACCTACTACAACAATCAACTTGTGATCGCCCGCAACCGCGATGAGGTGCTGATTTCCGATGTCTTCGACGCCGAGACCTACGATCCAGTGAGCAAGGCATTCCGCGCCAACTCTGGCTCGAACGACTACATCGTGGCCCTGCACCCCTATGCCGAGGGGCAAGTGCTGGTTTTCTGCCGCAAATCCATCTGGCTCGCCACGGCGGCCATCGGCACGGATGGCGTCTCGATTGACCCCGCCAATTCCAGCCTGCAACTCCTCACTGACGAGATCGGCTGCTCGGCCAAGCGCAGCATCGCCACCGCAGGCGTGTATGTGTTTTTCCTGTCGGACAACGGCGTTTACCGGCTGGACAATCAATTTGACCTCAAGCTGCGCGGATCCACGCAGACTCTCTCGGACCCCATTGCCGACCTCATCGCCGAAATCAACGCCCCGGCAGCGCACCTCAGCAACGGCATTTATTTTTCCAACCGATACTACCTCGCCGTGCCGCTCGGCAACAGCACCGACCCGAACGCCCTCTTCGCCTTCAACATGCTGAACCAGCAGTGGGAGACCAAAGACATCTACGGATTCCCGCTGAACCGCCTACTCGTCTCCGACTACGGCACACAGCGCCGCCTCTTCGCAGCCACCACCACCGGCAAGCTCTTCCTCCTCGATGAGCAAGAGACCGGCGCGGACGATACCCAAAGCGGCCTCGGCAGCACCCCTGTCCTCGGTAGTCTCCTGACCCGCCGCTACGGCTGGGGCAGCCTCAACGCCAAACGCCTCACTCGCACCAAAGCCAGCGTCGTCCTGCCCTCCGGAAGCGCCTGCACACTGGATGCGGTGACGACGGATTTCGACGCCGATTTCCAGATCGCCTCCCTTGTGAACATTTCCTCCGAACAAGAGGACTACACGCTCAAAGCCCCGCTGCGCTGCAAGGCAACCGCCCTTGACCTCCGCTTCCGCACCACCTCCGGCCGACCAATCCTCCGCACTCTCACCGCCGAGGCGACAATGAATGGCCCAGTGAGCACCGAAACCCGAACGCTGAACTAACTTAAAATTAAAAAATGGCAACCGTCACCCCAGGCTACACATTTACTAACAACGAAGTCGTTACCCCAGCAAAGCTCACTGCTGCGGCTACCCCAACGGTAGCTGTCGTGGATGGGGAGGTAACTGAATCAAAGATCGCAACCAATGCTGTGACCAGCGCCAAAATTGCAACGGATGCTGTGACCAGCGCCAAAATTGCAACGGATGCTGTGACCAGCGCCAAAATTGCAAACGGAGCAGTGACCCAAGACAAACTCAATTCCAGCGTCACGCTTGTGCCGACTGGAGCCGTGATGCCCTTTGCTATGAACGCCGCCCCAAGTGGATGGCTCGCCGCCAATGGATCGGCAGTGTCTCGCACAACTTACGCCGCTCTCTTTGCAGCCATCGGGACAACTTACGGGGCGGGAGATGGTAGCTCCACATTTACCCTGCCAGACTTGCGTGGATATTTCGTGCGCGGATCAGGAACAAACGCAGATGGAACAGCCAGCGGAACCTTTGGAGCCAAGCAAGCTCAGTCTTCATTAACTGCAACGCTTGCAACATCAACAGACAACTTTGTTACAGATGCGTTTAATATTGATGAAGCAAGGCGTGCTGGACTGAATTCTGCAACACTTACGACAAATTTTGCAACGGTCGAAATCCGCCCGAAGAACATAGCCCTCCTCTACTGCATCAAAGCCTAATGCTCCCCTGGGAACGCGCCCGCAACTGGCATGACGACAACACCACCGAATCTTTCGAATCCCTGCTCGCCTGGCACATGGCCCACGGCCTCGTTTTCAACTCCCCGCAAGTCTTCCTCCTCGCCCACGAAGCTCACTACTCCCCTGATACCAACACTATGACCTACGACCTCCCCCCCAACGCCTGGTTTGTCGAGCTGGCCGCCTCGGTCGGCCACGCGAACCCCGTCCGCGAATTTCTCCGCGTCGCCACGCGCCCCCAAGAATGGGCGATCTGGCACCGCCGCAATTCCTTCCAACCCCACGCCTACCCTTGGGCCAAACTCGCCCGCCGCGTTGGTCTCGTTGAAGGGAGGGTGTCCTAATGGGCGGCGGAGGAGGGGGCAGCAAGCCCAAGAAAGAAACGCCGCCACCACAGGCGCAGCCGATTGATTACAATGCGCTCATGGCGCAATCCAGCGGTGCTGCTAAGGAGCAATTCCGCGATCAGGTTGCCGCGCAAGCTGAGGCGTATCCCACCCAAGAAGCCCTCCAGCTTGGCACCGTCTCAAACATTGCATCTAATCTCAGCCAAGATGGCGGTTCAATCAAACGCTACAAGGTTGACGCAAAAGGCAAAATCATCGGCGAAGAAACCGTCGGCACCGCCGCGCCAAACCTATACACCCGCCGCGCCACCGACCAGCTCATCGCTGCCGAAGACCAAGTTACCCAACTCGGCCGCATCGGCGACTACACTGAGCAGCTCGGCTACCAAGCCGCTGGCGATCTGCAAGGCACCGACATCGAGCGCGAGCTTGGCAGCCAAGCCCTCCGCGATCTCCAGCTCGGCCGCAGCCTCAGCCCCGAGCAGGAGCGCCAAGCCACCCAGCAAGCCCGCGCTGGCATGTCCGCCCGTGGCCTTGGAGTCGGAACTGGAGCCCTTGCTGCCGAAATCCTAAACCGCGACGCTTACGCCAGCCAGCGCGAGGCCGACCGCCGCAACTTTGCCGGAAGCACCAATCAAATGCTCGTCGGCAATCGCGCCAACCGCATCGGCATGGTCGGCACCATCCTCGGCCAAAGCGCCAACACGCGACAGAACCAAGCCAACCTCCGCACCGCCCTGGCCGGAGCCAATCTCACGGTCGATCCCTACGCTCGCGCCCTCGCTCCTGGCGCTGGCATGGGCTCAAGCACCCTCGGACAAAGCGGACAGATGATCGGCAATACCTACAACTCTGCCAACCAGATGGCCGGAAATGTCGCCAGCTTCAACGCCAACATGATCGACACCCGCTACAACAGCTTCATGAACAACCAAGCCGCCCTCCAAGGTGCCGGAATCCAAGCCGGAGCCTCCCGCGATGCCGGAATGATGGGCATGTTTGGCCAGCTCGGCGGCGGAGCAATGGCCGCCGCTGGATCAATAGGCGGGG